AGGAATACATGGCGGCCGCGGGACCGGAGGCGGAACTGGCCGAGCACGCGCCTGCTCTGGAGGCCGCCGCCGCACCCGGCTTCGCGGAACCCGAGCGGGACCCCGAGGCGGCCGCCAAAGCCAGGGTCAAACCGGCGGATGAACGGCTGTTCCGCTGGCTGCGCCTGAATCAATGGATCACCAGCAAACTGACCACCTGGCTGCCGATCGATCTGTTTGATCAGACGGTGGGTGATTGGTCACCGGTGGAACAGAGCGGGCGCGAGTGCTACATAGGGCTGGATCTATCCACCACCACGGACCTTTCAGCGATCGCGATCCTCTTCCCGCCGCAGGATTCCCAGCTGGACTGGCGCTTACTTTGGGAGGCGTGGATCCCGCAAGAAAACATGGTGGAGCGGATTGCCAAGGACCATGTGCCATACGACAAATGGGTAGAGGGCAAGTGGGTGACTGCCACGGAAGGCAACGTGATCGATTACATGACCATCAAGAATCGAATTATGGAGCTGAGCCAGCTGTACAAAATTCGGGAAGTGGTGGCGGACCCGGCCTTCGCAACCATGATGTTGCAGGAGCTGCAGGCGGATGGGTTGACCGTGGTGACGGTGCCGCAAACTTTCATCAACCTGACCGATCCGATGAATCAGGCGGAGATCCTTTTAAAGGAAAACAAACTTACACATAGCTCCAGCCCGCTGGCCAGGTGGACATTTGGCAATACTTCCATCGCCAAGAACGGCAGCGGGTTGATCAAGTACGTCAAAGAGACCAGGGGCAAGTCGGTCATTCGCACCAAACGGATCGATCCGGTAGCCGCATGGATCACGGCTATGTGCCGGGCGCGATTCTATAAGGGCAGCGTGGATCTGAGCGCTGCGATTCTCTCTCCTGACTGGGGCATGTGATGAAACTCGATATTGCCTGCGGGAATCACAAAGACCTCGGCTGGACAGGAATCGACATCCAGCGGCTGCCGGGCGTGGACATTGTCCACGATTTGAACATTCACCCCTGGCCGATCTTCTCAGACAGCATCGAGGCGGCGAAGGCCTGGCACATCATTGAGCACATTCCGCCAGTGGGCGTCACAGAGCGAGGGACGCGCCGGCCGTTCATTGAATTCATGGATGAGTGCTGGCGGGTGCTGCAGGTGGGTGCCAGAATCTATATTGAGACGCCTTACGGATCCAGTGATGGATTCCTGCACGACCCTACCCACTGCAACCCGGTGGATGAAATCACCTTTGAGCATTTCGATCCGGATTATCCCCGGTATCTGACCTACCAGCCAAAGCCGTGGCGAATCGCATCGCTGAGCTGGACGCGGGATGGCAATGTAAATGTGATTCTAGAAAAGAGGGCTGAGTGACCTTTTTAGACTCTGTAATCCGGGTAATCAACGCGCTGCAGGGCCCTCAGCTGCCAGCTGCGCCGATGCAACCAGAGACCAGGCCGGAGTTCATCGTGCCCTGGGGCCGCATGACAGATGCCGGGCAGCGGGTCTCTGCTGAAAAAGCCAAATCTCTGGCGACGGCTTACCGCTGCGGCAACATTTTGAGCGATGATATCGCGTCGCTGCCCTTCCAGGTGTTCAAAAAAATGGGCCGGTCAATCGACCAGGTGGAGCCCAATGGCGTGACGCGCAACCCGGCGTACCTACTGGAGGTAGAGCCTAACCGCTGGATGACCCCCTTTATTTTCAAAAAGACGATCATCCTGTGGCTGCTCTATTACGGGAATGCCTACATCTGGGATCCACAGAGCGAGTACCGCGAGTTTTACATTCTGGATGCGGATAAAACAACCCCGGGATTCAATCCCAACGGTGACAAGGTTTATAAAACCGTCTTCCCCAACGGCGATGAACAAATTTTGCCTGGTGACGAAGTGGCGCATTTGATGATCAACTCCACCGACGGCCTTTCGGGTAAAAGCGTGCTGACCTACGCACGCGAGACGATGGGGCGGCAGCTGGGTGCGCACCAAACCCAGAACAAACTGCATTCGCAGGGATTGAATCCATCCGGCGTGTTATGGGTCAACGGTGAAGTGAACCCAGAAGCGCGGCAGAAGCTGAAAGAAAGTTACCTGGCTTCGATCCGTGGATCTGAAAATGCCGGTGGGGTGGCGGTCTTCGATAACAAGGTCGCTAAATTCGAACCAATCTCCATCACCCCGGCCGATGCCCAGTTTCTAGAGACGGTGGGCGCAACAGATGGAGAAATCGCCAATTTCTTCGGCATGCCGCTGCACAAGATCAACATGGGTAAACAGAGCTACCAGAGCAACGAGGCTCAGCAGCTTGATTACCTGGGTACCACGCTGAATCCGTACCTGGTGCAGCTGGAAGAGGTTGGCCGGTTGAAATGGTTGACGCTGGATGAGCGAAAGGATACCTATTTCCGAGTTATCCGCGAGGCGCTGCTGCGCACCGACGCCAAAACCCGCAGCACGTACCTGAAAGAAAAGATTCTTTCCGGGCAGATGAGTCCCAATGAGGCGCGGCAGATCGAGGATCTATCGGCTTACGATGGCGGCGACGCTTACTACATCCCGGCCAACATGGCGCGGGTGGCTGAGGACGGCAGCCTGCAAACCGGTCTGACTTCCATTGCAGAGACCAAGGCACTGGAGAGCGGCGCATGAAGCGGTTAATGAGCAAGTTGCGCGATCGCTATATTGGGCGGCCGGCGGCGGTTCTGGGTGGCGGTCCGAGTTTGCCCGCCGATCTGGCGCGGGTTCCAAAAGGTGCGGTGCTGATCGCGGTCAATTATCACGCTTTCAAGCTGGTCCAGGCAGATTTCATGGTGTACAACGATCACCCCGAATCTGACCCGCGGCTGTTGGAGGCGGTGGAAACCCTAAAGACGGTAAAAGTCAGCGCTGATCCGACATCGGATATTTTGTTCGATGTACCGGTGTGGACCGGGTTCTATTCATCCAATACGGCAGCCTGGTTTGCCTTATGGATGGGCTGCGATCCGGTGATTTTATGCGGCATGGATTGCTACCAGGGCGACAAGGTTTATTTCCATGATTATAGCCACGACGTACCTACCTTTCATTATCCGCTCGAGCATCACCTGCGCCCGTGGCAAGAGGACGGGCTGAATCTGCTGCCGCATGTGGAACGGCTCAAGGCGATGAGCGGACCGTTGATCAATATCTTTGGATCGTTTCAAGGAAGCGAGGTTGTATGAAAAACCCTATGCGAGTCATCGAAGGGACGGCAAAACCCTTTGAGCGTTTTTGGGGGCTGCGAAATGCTGCCGACTCCGAAAGTGGAGAGCCAGAGATTGAGTTTTATGGCTACATCAGCGAATTTTCGTGGTTTGGCGATGAGATTACCCCGGCGATGTTCAAAGAAGATTTGAACACGCTCGGCCAGGGCGGACCGGTTACCGTGCGGATCAACTCGGGCGGTGGTGAATGTTTTGCCGCCAGCGCGATCCGGGCGATGATCATGGATTACCCGGGTAGAGTGACCACCCGCATCGATGGCCTATGCGCCAGCGCTGCCACTTTTGTGGCAATGGCGGGTGACGTGGTCAAGATGCAGGACTCGGCTTTCTTCATGATCCATGACCCTTCCATTCTGGCATGGGGAAACATCGAAGAGCTTAAAGCGGCCCTAGCAGAGTTGAAGGTAGTCAAGAACGGGATTGTTCAAACCTACCAGAGCAAAACCAGCCTGGACGCCGATAAGCTGGCAAAAATGATGCTCGATGAGACCTGGATGACCGCCCAGGAAGCTATGGAACTTGGGTTTGTGGACGAGGTGATCACCGGCAACGCGGCAAAGTCGGGCAGGTACGCTCAGAATCGGGCGTTCCTGAACTGCCTGGAGAATTACAAACACGTTCCGGATGCGCTGTTGGAAGAAGCCACAGAGCCAGAGGATGCGGTCATTGATGAGAATGTTCCGGATGAATCAGCTGACAGTGAGGCTGAGGAATCCGCTGCAGAGGAAACTGAACCGATCGAGACCCCAGTGGATCCCGAGACGGTCAGCGACCTGGAAAAAGAAGCGCAGGCGCTGCGCAATTATTTGGCCATATTTGGCCCAAAGGAGTAAGCATGTCGAAACTAAAACCTTTATTGGACGCGGCCAAAACGGCCGACGCGAAGGTGAAATCCATCTTACAAGAGATGACCGACGCCTTCGAGAGCGGAACAGAGGAAGGCAAACAGAAGGCTCTTGACCTTCGCCCGACACTGGACGAGGCGAAGAAAGAGTCGGAAGACGCCAACCAGCTGTATGTCAGCGCTCGTGATGCATCCGAGGAAGTTGATCCGGATGTGAACGCCCGCAAATTTGTCCCGGCTGGCGATGGAAATTCGCAGAACAGCGGGGCCAAAGAGATCACCCGATCCGAGTATGAGGCGATGGCGTATTCCGATCGCCATGATTATCTGGCTGCGGGCGGTGCAATTGTTGACAACCCGGTTGATTAAGCCGGGAAATATTCATTCAGACGCTTTTTGAAAAGGAGCACTTATTATGGCAAACACGTTAACCAACCTCATTCCAGCGGCTGTAGAAGCGCTGGACATCGTATCGCGAGAGATGGTCGGGATGATCCCGGCTGTGAACCGCGATTCATCCGCCGAACAGGCGGCAGTCGGCCAGTCGATCGTCTTCCCGGTAGTCGCTGCCCGGTCGGCAGTTGCCACGACTCCCGCGTCAACCGGTCCGACAACGGTTGACACCGCAGCCCCTGGCACCACGGTGACCATCTCCAAAAGCTACGCCGTGCCGTTCTACCTGACTGGCGAGCAGGACAAGGGCCTCGGGAAGACTTCGGCGAAATCCACTTTCATGCGGGACGTTATGGCGCAGTGTTTTCGCACACTGGTCAACCTGATCGAGGTCGATCTGGCGACCGTGGCCAAGCAAAAAGCCTCCCGCGCTTACGGCACCGCTGGAACCGCCCCCTTCGCAACGGCCGCGGATATGAGCGATTCGGCCGGTGTGGCGCGAATCCTGGATGAAAACGGCTGCCCGATCACCGATCGGCACCTGGTGTTGAATCACGCGGCGATCAATAACCTGCGGGCCAAACAGGCCAACCTGTTGAACAGCGGGCCGGACCTGCTGAAACGCGGCATCCTGGACCAGATGGGCGGGTTCGATATCCACCACAGCGGCGGGCTGACCCTGCATACCAAAGGTACCGGTACGGGATTTTTGGTTGACCTGACGGCCGGTTACGCGGCCGGCAGCACCGCGATCCACGCCGATACTGGTCTCGGGACGATCCTGGCCGGCGACATCTTGACCAATACCAAGACGAGCCGGGACACCAATAAATACGTCGTAAAAACCGGGGTGACCGGCGGAACCGGATTGGATGTTGATCTCGTGCTGGCCAATCCCGGCAACAAAGTCGACTGGGTGAACAATGACCCATTGGCTGTTGGCAACAGTTACACCCCGAATCTAGCCTTCCATCGCAACGCGATCTGGCTGGCCACCCGCGCTCCGGCTGTTCCGGAAGGCGGAGACGCTGCCACTGATGCCACCATGCTGGTGGACCCGGTTTCCGGTCTGGCCTTCGAACTGCGGGAATACCGCCAGTACCGCCAGGTGGCATGGGAAATCGCCATCGCCTGGGGCTATGACGCGATCAAACCCGAGCACATCGCCATCCTGTTAGGTTAATCGTAATTTTGGAGGTCCACCAGTGGCAAACATCTTAACTGCAAGCGAAGCTGCAATCGTGCTGAAAACGACATCAACCGATGCCGCGATGGTGCAACTTTTGCCGCTGGTGGACTCCTACCTTAAACAGGCTACTGGACATGACTGGGCGGCGGATACATCGATTCGCTCAGAGGCCAAAGCCGCGGCTCAGATGCTGCTGGTGCAATGGTACGAGAATCCGGCCATGACCGCCAGCGGGTTGACCAGCCTGAATTTTGGGCTGCAGGCTGTGCTGGTGCAGCTGGAGGCCCTGGCGCTGAGCTACCGGGAATTTCTGGGGCGCAATGGCGCCGGCGGGTGCGTGATGCCGGGTGTAACGATCGGGGATTCAGTGACATCGGTGATCGGGTTGATCGGTCTCTCCGGAGACCAGGCCAGCTCGTTTGAAACCGTGATCACGGTCGATGATCAGATCCAACAAATCAGCGGCAGCGATCTCTCTACCAAGTGGTTCCGGGCGTTCATGGTCACTCCAGGTGAACTATGAAAATAAATGATAAACCGTTCAACCCGGGTGAGCTGCGAACGCCGGTTTTGCTGGCGCCGGCAACTGTTGCCACGGGAACGGGCGGATTTCAGAGCCGGGCCCCAGACACCGCCAACCAGGTGAGTGTTCTGGCCAAGTGGGTAAACCTTCACGGTCCGGAAGTGTGGGCGGCGAACGCTGAGGGCGTGCTAGAGGCGGCCACGGTCACCATCCGGAATCGGACGGGACTCAATGCCACCTGGTTTATCAGCAAAGACGCTGGGACCAGCTGGTTTGAGATCGTCTCAATGGACAATATCCGCGAATACGGCGAGCTGCTCGAGCTTAAAGTGAAACGGATGAGGGCAGGATGACGACCCGAGCCAAGATCGAGACCAAGGGCTTTGCTGAATACCTGGAGAAACTGGCTCTAGCCGGCGCTGACGTGGATCAATCCATCGGAAAGGCGCTGCAGGCCGGGGCAGAAGTGGCCAAGGAAGGTATGGAAAGGCGTGTGGCAAAAGATACCCACAACCTGGAGGAGCACATCGAGGTGAGCGAAATCAAACGCGATGGGAACTTCTCGTATGTAGAGGTTGGGGTCCTGCATGCCGACGCTGAGACAGCCCGTTATGGCAACGCCCAGGAATACGGGACGGCATCGATGCCCGCTCAGCCGTACATCCGTCCGGCGATGTCAGAGGACGCTGGAAAGATCAAAAAGGCTATGAAAGACAGCCTGGTCCAGGACGGCACGCTATGACGATCTGGGAACGGGTTGTAACTGCGTTGACACCGCTGAATCTGCCCCTGGCTGAATCGGTCATGCTGTTGAATGGATCCAACCAGCTGCCGGATGTTTACCTGGTATTTTTTGTGGTGGCTTCCCCCGCGGCTCAGCATGCGGATAATGTTGAAAAAGAACGCACGCAAAACGTGCAGGTCACGTATTACAACCGCGCCGGGCTGGCAGGAATGCCAGACATTCAAGGCGCGATGGTTGCGGCCGGATTCTTTGCCGGACCGCAGCGCGAATTACCCTACAACCAGCAGACCCGTCATTTTGGGTATGCACTAGATTTCATGACGATTAAGGAGTAACGATGACAATTCAACAAGATGAATATAAAAGCGTTGTTGGCATCGATCAGCTCTACATCGCCAAGATCACTCAGGATGACGCGGCCGGCTATGTGACCGATACCCCTGTGTGGCTGGCGCCAGCTGCTGATCTGAAGCAAACACCGGTCTCCAACGCGGAGACTCAGTATGCCGATAACCAGGCATACGACACCATGAGCTCGGTTGGCGAGACCGATATCGTGGCCACTATCACCAACCTGCCGGCAGAACGGTACGCTGAGATCACCGGACAGAAGTTCGACACCACCACCGGCCGCGTTTATGAGCGCGAGTCGACCCCGAGCTATTATGCCTTTGGTTTCCGCTCTAAGAAATCCAACGGGAAGTACCGGTACTACTGGTTCATGAAGGTCAAATTCAGCGTTCCAGCTGAAGAAGCCTCCACCCAGACCGACACCCCGGATTTCAAAACCCGTGAGCTGAACATCAAGGCCATCAAGCCGGTCCACCAGTGGGATCTGGGTGGCTCCATCACCGACTCAGTCAAACGGGTCTGGGGCGATGAAGACACCACCAATTTCTCGGCAACCGGCTGGTTCACCCTGGTACAGGTTCCGGGCGTAGTTGCTCCGTCTGCTCTGGCGCTTTCCTCCAGCGATCCTGCTGACGGCGCTGCAGCTGTGGCGGTCACCAAGACCATCACCCTGACCTTCAACAACGCGCTGCCGGCAGATGCGATCGCGAATGTGGTCGTGGTCAAGGCAGACGGCGGTGCAGTCGCCTGCACCAATAGTCTGGATGCCACATCGAAGATCATGACGGTCAATCCGGATGCAAGTCTGGACGCCGCCAGCACCTACATCGTGGCCTACGGTGTGACCGACATTTACGGTCAAACGCTGAACGGCGCGGTCAACTTCGGAACTGCGTAATACCCGCTTCACTGCGGCCCTCAGATTTTCGACCCCTATATCCCTCCCTAACCCTCCCCAGCCTAACGGCTGGAGAGGGGACCGGAGAGGGTAACGGGAGTAAAAGAAAGAGGTCAAATGGACGAACAGAAACCAACACCGCTGAAGATCCGGTTATACAACCCGGAAGGCGAATATAAGGAATTTTCCCAGATGATCGTGCCCTGGGGTGTGCTAAAAGTTGCGCTGAGAGTAGCCAAGAATTTCAACGAGGACAACCCAACCGAGGAAGACATGGACGCGGTCGCAGGGTTGGTCGTGATGGCTTTCAGCGAGCGGTTCTCGGTGGATGACCTCAACAAGGGAGCGGAACCAGGCGAAATGATCACGGTACTCAACACGATCATGGCCAAAGCCAATGCCTGGAACCGCGCGGCAAACCCTACGCCTCCGGGGTAGAACCCGGAAATAATATACAGGAGACAGACCTGGTGGAACTTATGATCGACCTGGAGATCAGCCTGGTAAAAAATATTGGCTGGTCGCTGTGGGAGATCGATCAAACATCAATCGAATCGCTCTTCCCGTTCTTACACCGGCTGTCAGGCGGCCGGAAAGGCACCAGAGCCTATTGTGACGAAGTACCCTTCCTATGAGGTGGTAAATGCCAGATAACGATCTCAGCGGCCGTCTGGGACTCGATAGTACCGATTTTAAGACACAGATCACGACGCTAAACCGTGAGCTGCGGGTGATGGAATCCACTTTCCGCGCCGGCGCATCCAGTCTGGGAGATTGGGCGAGCCAGGCTAGCGGGCTGGAGATGCGGATTAAATCGCTCAGCAGTCAGATGGAAGTCCAGGCTGAGAAGGTTGCCAGGCTGCGCGGTGAGTACGAGCGCATTGCCAAAGAGCAGGGAGAATCTTCCCGCGGCGCTCAGGAGCTGCTGATCAAGCTCAATAAAGAGACTGAGACGCTCGGAAAGATGGAAACCGAGCTCAAAAATGCCAAAGGCGCTCTGGACGGCATGGGCGATGAAGCCAAACAGGCCGGAAAATCACTGGATACCCTTGGTGAAAAGGAAGATCATCTCGCCAAGAAATCGTTGAACTTAAAAGACGTGATGCACGGTCTGGGATCCGGAATAAAAACATCCGCCAAGGTGATCGCAGGTGTGGCAGCTGGCGCAATCGCGGCCGGCGCGGCGATCGGAGGGATGGTGATGAATGCCTCGAATGCGGCCGGCGAGATGGTGGATCTGAGCCTGCAGACCGGAATCAGCGTCGAAAAATTACAGGAAATGAAATACGTAGGCGATCAGCTGGGCGTCTCTCAGGAGACAATGACCGGCAGTATGTCCACGTTGGTTAAAGCGATGGGGGCCGCAAAGGATGGCAGTAAGGACGTAATAGCAGGTTTCGATCAACTGGGCGTGAAGGTCACCGACGCTAACGGCAACCTACGCGATTCTGAGGACGTTTTCCAGGACACGATCACGGCGCTGGGAAAGATTCCCAATGAAACTGAACGCGATGTGCTGGCCATGCAGCTGCTGGGAAAAAGTGCCCAGGACCTGAATCCATTGATCAAAGCCAGCACGGATGAGCTGGATGCGCTGAAACAGGAAGCGCACGATGTTGGCGCGGTGATGAAAACAGAGGATGTGGAGGCGCTTGAATCCTTCGGGGATGAAGTAGAAGGGCTCAAGGCCGGCGCGAAGGGCATGATGGGGACGCTGGCCAGCGCATTTTTACCCGGATTCAAGGGCATTACCGGTGCGGCCAAGGGCTACATGCAAGAGCTGTCCAAGATTTTGAGCGGCTCGGATGGGGACCTTGGCAAGATGGCTGAGGGAATAGGCGGATTGCTGGGGACGATCATCAATGATATTGCAGCCAAAGCGCCTGAGCTGATGAACGCCGGGCTGGGGATCCTGCAGGGGTTGATCAATGCTATTGTGAGCAACCTGCCGGTAATGATCCCGGCGATTATTTCGATCATTTCTACGATCGTGAAATTCATCGTGCAAAATCTGCCGATCTTAATCAAAGCCGGCATTCAATTGATCCTGGCACTAGTGACCGGGCTACTGAAAGAGCTGCCCATGCTGATCGATGCCGGGCTGAAAATGATCATTACACTGGCCACGGGAATCGCTGAGGCGATCCCGCAGTTGATCCCGGCGATCGTGGCTATTATTCCTCAGATTATTCAGACACTGATCGAAAATCTACCGCTGCTGCTGGACGCGGCTATTCAGATCATCCTGGCACTGGTCGAAGGGTTGATCAGTTCACTGCCGATATTAATCACAGCTGTGCCGCAGCTGATCGAATCATTGATCACGACCATCATCCAGCTTCTGCCAAAAATCGGCAATGCAGCGGTCAAGATCGTGCTGGCGCTGGTAGACGGCATCGGCAAGAACTTACCCAAACTGGGCACGGCGGCCGGAAGAATTATCACCGCGCTGGTGAACGGGGTCAAGAACCTGGGATCCACGATCGGTGAGGTTGGCCGCAGTATAGTCACCGGCGTATGGGAAGGAATTAAAGCCAGAGCGACCTGGTTCACGGATCAGGTAAAGAGCTTCTTTAAGGGGATTGTTGATAGCGTAAAAAAAGTATTAGGGATCAAGTCTCCATCGACAGTATTTTCCGGAATTGGAGAGAACCTGGCGCTGGGTCTGGGTAAGGGATGGAGCGGGGCGTTTGGAGCCATCGAGCGGGATATCAATAGCGCGATCGGAGCGCTGAATCCGACCATAAGCCCGTCCTTTGCTGGAGCAACGGACTTTGGCGGACTCGGAACGCGTGGTGGTGCAGCGTCGATAAGCGTGCAGGTCAATGCAGCGGTTGGCAACAATATCGACATCCGCCGGCTGGCGCGGCAGGTAGCCGAAGAAATCCAGAGGAGCCGATAATGAAGCATTTGTCTCTCGAGATGCGGTCCGGATCGAGCGATCGGACGGTCATCGACCTGCATGCCAGCGGGTACACAGTGCTGGAGGGTTATTTTCCAGAGACCAGCGAAGGCGAGCGGGTGACCGATCATTTCGACCTGGCCATTCTGGGAACCAGCGACGCCGATCTGCAGGCTAAAGTGCGGGCAGTGGAGCTGGCGCTGGATTTTGCCGGGCAGCACCAGACCGGTCCAGATGGCGTGTGGCTGCTGTATTCGCCAAAATCGACCATCACCGCCTGGCAGAGCCGGATCACCGGCGGAGCGGTGCTGCATGATAAAAAGCTGGCCAGGCGCTGGGTGGAAATCAAAGCCCGGGTGGAAGTGGTCATTGAGCGCATGCCGTATTTCGAGACAGAGGCGCCGGTCACCCTGGCCACCAGTAACACCATCGGCAGCGCCGGGGCGGTGGTCAACCATGAGGACGCGGGGACCGGGCACGATTTCTATTTGGAGATCGCAGATACCCAGGTGACCGGCATGCTGCCAACCCCGGCGATCATCGAATTCAAGAACACGGTGAATGACGCCAGAACGGTAGATAACCTGTATGTGGGTCATTTTGCGGAGAGCAAACCGATCGGGGCGCCAACGGTAGAAACCCTGATACTGGAGGGGGCTGGTACAGTCGACGCGGCCTGCAGCGGTGGATCCTACGCCGCGCTGCCGTGGACGGGCACGGGCATTAATCAGCTGACGACCTGGAGTCTGGTGACCACCTTCATGGGGCAGCGGCACTTTAAACTGATTGCGCGATTCCGGGATACCTTCGCCTATACCGATCTGTGGCTGAAAGCCAAGTTAATGGCGGGGACGTTGGTGCTGGCGGAGACACGCTGGGAGATGATGGGCGCCAGTAAAGAACTGCAGCTGATCGGCACGATGCAGATTCCGCCGTTCAAACACGGCAGCTACGTCGATCTTGGTACCCTGACCGTGGCGCTATACGAGAAACGCGCCGGCGGCGATGGAACCATCAATCTGGATTACATCGCCCTGGTGCCGCAGGATAGCTGGAGGCATTACGGCGCGATCACCGGGTTGGCCTACAACAAAACGCTAATCGATAACCCGCTGCTGGATCTACTGGTGACCAATTACCTTACCGCCTACGAGGTGACGCACCTGGTGGAAAGCGGGCAGCCAATCATGCTGCAGCCGGGCGTGAAAAACATCCTGTATTTCCTGCATGACACGGACACCGGTACAGCTCCGATCGCCAGGACCGCCACAGTGACGGTCAAATGCCACCCACGGAGGCGGACCGTATGAAATTCGTGATGATGAACCGCGATTTCACGGAAATGCCGGTGCCGCTCGAGCTGGATTTCAATATCGAGCGTTATTCGTGGGACGCGAAAGGCGGTCCGAAACAGGCGACCATCACAGCAAAGGGCGACCGGTCGGCATTATGGTCGCTGTTGAATCACTTCCGGGCGCCAGTGGAGATCCTTGACGATCGCGGCAACCGGGTGTGGTGGGGCTACGTTGCCGATATCAACTCAGATGAGCTGGTTGGATTTGGCGCAAGCATCGCGAATATGTTTAACCGGGTGGCGGTGGCATTCACCGATCAAAACATCCGCTATACAACCCAGTGGAGCGAGGACGCTGAGCTGGTGGCGGAGTATGGCAAAAAAGAGATGCTGCTGTCGGTCTCGGATGTGAATGAAACTACCGCGCTGGCGGCCAGGGATAATTTTCTAGCCAGACGAAAAAAGATCATGGCCAACACTAATCTTTCCGGCAGCGGCGAGAAAAAGGCAACCATCACCCTTTTGGGATGGTATTACACCCTGGACTGGCAATATTATGCCAACTCCACCGGAAAGGAATCCTACGAGACGACCGGCAGCGGCGGGCGGGAGATCGGCGAGGATGATCGGCCGATCTTGGGGCAAAGCATCCAGATCGCGTCTGCGACTGCCTGGACGGCGACTTCTATTTGGCTGCGGCCGTGGAAAGTCGGAGTCCCTTCCGATAACCTGGTGGTAAGCCTGAAAGCCGACAATGCCGGTGTACCTGGTACGACGCTGGCCAGCGGGCAAATCGGCGGGGCTGATATTGCAACAGAGGCCGATTGGCTGGAGTTTGTGTTAAATATCGGCGTGGAGCTGCAGCCGGCGACCACCTACTGGATCCACGTTGCGAGAAGCGGGGCGGTGGTATTCGAAGGGCCGGATTATTTTATGGTGGACACCAACGCCGACGGCGGCTACGCCAACGGGAGCATTCTGCTGTACAACACCAATTTGAGCGCATGGGCCGCTGAGGTGGGTCAGCCAGGTGATTTGCTATTCAACGTAGTAGGCACAACTGAAACGACCAGCCAGATCGCCACGCTGGTCGCAGTCTCCGGACAGTTCTTTGAGGGTGTCATAGTAGAAAACCTATCCGGGATCCAATCCAACCCATTCCGGGACGGAGACACGCCGGGATTATTTGAGCTGGAGAAAATTCTGGACGGCGGTACGACGAACTACCGGCGGCTGCTGTGTGAGGTAACTCACACGCTTTACCTGCGCGTGTATGAGGAGCCGGCGACGCCTGCAGATCCAAAGACCAGCTACGGGCTGACGAAGGATCGGATCCTGGTCACATCAGCGCTGACGCCGGTGGATCCGGCCAGCTGCCCGGTGGCGATCTGGTGCCACCTGGTGGATGTGATTCCGCCGACGGTGGATCTGGCGCTGGTAGCGGATCCCGGCCTGTTTTTCATTGAAGAGGCTGAATACGACGTGGCCAGCGGGAGCTACAACATCCTGCGCACGCGGGACCAAGTGGATGTGTTTGAAATCGGCGGGGCGGTGCAGGGATGAGCCAACCAGTAAAATACTCTGAGCTCTGGGATCGATTGCAGCCGCATGCCCTAAAATCGATCAACGGTATGCAGAATAATAAGAAGAGCACGAAGGGCGGGCAAAATCCTTACGTAATTCTTCTATACAAGGCAAGCTCGCAGGTCGTGAGTCCATATTCAGTGACCGATGAGGGCTTACAGGCAGCTGCAGCCGCCTCCGCGGATGGCGATGGAATCTGGTTGCCGGCATGCAGCATCAGCGGCGCCCACACCCTGCCGGCCGGCGTGGCGCTGGTTGGATTGGGGCGTGAGGTCAGTGTACTCACCGGCCAGCTCACGCTTGGCGCTGGCGCGGCTCTGATCGATGTTGGCGTGGTTCGCAGCCTTAACGATGCCAGCGTCTATTATGGCATGGTTGGACCGGCCTCCGGCACGGCCTACATCCAGGATTGCAAAATTAGCGTGACACAAGCCGGGGCGGGAACGGGCTATGGACTGCGCGTGTTGGGCGGCAAACTTGAAAGCTACGGGTCAACCATTTTTGGCACAACGGCAGGCGTGGTGTGGGGCGGAGTAGGGCAGTGGAAATCTTACCATGACCGGATCACTGCCAGCGTAGCCGTCAGCAACGGACAAACAGCGGGAACGTACACCTTTGACAGTGATTATCAGGGGTTTCAAAAGGTCGCGTCTGAGTGGGACCCGCACCCGAATCACGTTCTTTCGATTGACACCACCACTTATCACGGCTCGCCCGGCGCGATAAAAATTACATCGGCAGATATGGGGAGTTTGGATTACACCTACACAGGGCCGCTGACGTTGTATAAAGACATTTCGCAGGTGGTGCACACCGATGATGAAATCACATTGTGGACTAAACTCGCGCCAGGAAGCTACCGAGGCGAGAGAATTTATATCAAAGTAGTCTATACAGACAACACTACATTAATTTTCGACTATGACCAGGACGCGTCACACGATTGGACGCAATGGACTTTGACCGTACCAGCGGGAGACGATGGTAAAACCATCCAGCGCGTCTATTTTGGCGAATATCTGGACGGTTGGGATAATGTTTTTGCCTCAACATGGTGGTTCGATGATTTATCCATTGTCGGGCAGGTGAGTGAGTACGACCCGAATTACACAGTAGCCGGATCAATATTCGAGAATCAGCCGGGCGGCGTGCCGGAATGGGGTGACCGGTCGGTGTGGGATACAAAGTTGTACCCGGATCGGCACACGAATGACGCGGATGATTCGGCAACCGCACTTCATCACACATTAGGGGTTGAAGGAAAGCAGGCGGCAGCAGGAGATCATCAAACACACGAGGTGGAAGATTTAGTTAATGTTACAAGTACAACTCCGGCTATTGGGGATCTTTTACAGCAAACCGACTGGCTAGAGATACCGGGTGGGGCTGAAAGCCTGTATGATTCTTCGCTACTGGTGGTCGATGGCAACGGGGATTATGCCAACGCCTATGACGGAAGTTACGCGAATTACTGGCGAGCCGATCCACCGCCCAACTGGACTACTGCTGCATTTCCTCACAGGGTTTTCCTATCCAAGGTAATCATAGATCAAACTGTTACTGGCTGGCCATTGAATGATGTGCGATCCTGCGCGATTTATGGATCAGACACTGGCGCGTTTGGCGGCGAAGAAACGCTGATTGTCAATAAAACAACGGGCTTTTCCGGTATTCCCGGAAGAACCACGATAACGATAGCCGCACCAAGAACCGGGTATCGCTACTATAAATTCGATTTTGGTTCAACTCCATACAACGTTGACATCACCGAAATTGAACTATACGTTGCAGAAGCAAAGCCAAAGTGGGAAAACAAAACGCTGGCAGGGGCGGGGATTGCGGCGGACGATCATACTCACGCAGAATTTCATGACGCTGTAACGGTATCCGACACTAGCACGGTTGACCTGACGCTTTCCGGGCAGGCATTGAGCGCGGCGGTCATTCCGGCGGGTATCAAGCTGGATGATCTAGGCGCGCCGGACGATAACACCGACCTGAACGCATCTGCGGCGAAACATGGGCTACTGCCAAAACTGTCGAATGTGGCAACGCAGGTGCTTTCTGGCATTGGCACCTGGATCAGCCAATATTTCGCATTCAATAAATTAACAGACGTACCCGCTGATTACACAGGGCACGGCGGTAAGTTTATAAAGGTGAAGACAACCGTGGACGGGCTGGAGTTTGCCACGATTGCGGGCGGCGGCGATGTGCTGGGCCCTGCCACGTCAACTGATGGACACCTGGCAGTTTGGGACGGCACAAACAGTAAGACGCTGACAGACGGCGGGGCGGTTCCGGCTGGTGGGGGTGCAGTTGCCACCGATGCGATTTGGGATGCGGCCGGAGACATCGTGCAAGGTACTGGTGCAAACACAGCGGCACGCCTGGCAATTGGTACTGCCGGACAGGTTCTTAAAGTAAATGCTGGCGCAACAGCAGCTGAGTGGGGAACGGCGTCAGCGAGCGCATCTGGTTTTTATGGCACACAATTGCTACGAACACTTGTAGGAGCAGGTGGGCAGGCTAACTTTGATGTATCCAGTATTGACGCCGGATATGACATCATCAGTATATTTCTGCAAGGAAAGAGCGAGAGTGGGTCGGGTATTGAGCAGATTTTGATGACGTTTAACAATGATACAACCGACGCTAATTACAGAACCGGACGTTCCTGGAGCGGATCATATACTGGCGCAGAAGTAATTGACACCCGTGTCGCAGGGTGGATGGGCGGCAGCACAAACGATATTGCCCAAAACGAAATAACAATCATCAACTACGCGGGTGCATTTCGAAAAACTTTCAACACAAAAACCACACTTCGGGTTGGGGACGATCTTTATATCCAGCATTACGGCGGCACTTGGGAATCAACAACTGCCATTAATAGAATAACTCTGACCACTGCAAGCGGTTCTGACTTTGCCGAAGGTACGCTGTGTGTCATCGTTGGGTACAAGAATCATGCTTAGTTTTCTCGCCCTCTGGTTCATCGACACGGTGCTGCTGATTGCAGCTGCGCCGCGCATGGAGGGCTGGGCGCTGGTTACATATTTCCCCGCATCAACCAGGCAGCCCACAGAGCAACCAACGTGATGCCGGTCTCTAATTCCGATGGCAGCAGGCCAAGAGCAGCCACTGGAAGCGACTGAGCACCGACGTAGGGCGAAATAAAAGGACCGGCAGCGATCGCTAGACCGGGTTTTCGGCTGCGAACTGCATGGATTAATAGTATCACACCGGCGCCGGCAAGGTACGGGAACACGGACAGATTCCAGCCCACTTTCACGGCACTGAAAAGCTCGAGCGGCCACACGCCATAGGGGATGCAATAGAGCAGGGAAATAACACAGATCGGTGTCACGGTTTTCAATAACGACTTCCAGCCACCCTGGAGGAAACTATCGATAATCCAGAAAATCGCGATGCCGATGCCGGCCTGCGGTTTGGCCAGAACAAATATAAGGCCAAGCGGGCGGGGCAGCAGCAGACCGAGAGGAATCATAAAATAAAGATTGGCGTAAAGCACCCCCCACCATAACTGAGGGGTCAGCAGCATCATCAAAATCACCATTAGGCTGGCGCCTAATTTCCTCATGACCAGGATCCACGCGATGATCGAACCGAGGATAATAATCCAGACCGCAATAGGGGCTGGCAGCCAGGTGAGGGGAGTGAATAATGTGATCACCCAGGGCGGGGAATAAAAACCAGGATGATCGTAAGGTGCGTCGCTGGAGATCGCCGGGAGAAACGTGCCGGTCCAATCTAGACCAAGGGGCAGCGCGGTGAGAATCAAGGACGGGGCGAAGAGGGCGATAAATAAGAACAAACCGCTGGCCAGGATGCTGGCGCGGATCAAAATTCGCGCAATATAGTGCCACTGGATTGAACGCAGGGGTAATGTATTCATAGCCCCCCGTGCCAATCGGTGCCAATCTTTTTAAAAATTTTGGCACGTGGGGAAATTGATGGAACAAAATATCTAAAATTTAGCCGTGAAAATGAACGATAGAACTTAAAAAAGGGGCTAAAAACCAATAGAAATGGCGGGTAGGACAACTTATAATTATACATACTTTGCGAGATTATTTCCATTTCACCACCACATGTACGATTTTTACGCTTGAGAATTCCATATATACGGGTTGCGCTTTGATTCGCTTCTCTTTCAGTGCCAATCGGTGCCAATCTTTTAATTTTTTTCCAGCGAAATGCTGGTAACCGTGGTGATGGAATCCATCAGGGTGGCGGTGGACTCCTGACTGTCTGGGATGTAGTGACTGTAGGTGGTGAGCAAAACGGCCACGGTCTGACCAAGTATGCCGGCGACGCGGACCGGCGGTTCTCCATGCAGCAGCATGATGCTGGCGGCAGTGTGGCGGATGTCGTGAAAGCGGATGACCGGGAGTCCAGCTGCAGCTGCCAGGCGGTGAAATTCCTTCGAGACGGCATCCCCCTGGCGCGGTCCGCCCTGGTAAGACGGGAAGATCAGATCATGGTTTTTCCAGCTAGATCCAGCCGCGAGTTGCATGAGCGGGATGGTCCGGCTAAACTGGATTTTTAGCGCATCCATCAAACCATGCCCGAGCCGAATCGAGCGGGTGCCGCGGTCCGTTTTTGGGCCCTGAAAAACGTACCCGCCGCCATCCGGCCGGTAAACCTGACGCTGAACCTTGAGCATGTCCGAAGCCCAGTCCAGATCCTTCCACTGGAGCGCCAGCAGCTCACCGCGGCGCATGCCGGTGCTGAAAGCCAGGCGGTAAAAGAGATCGCCTTTCATGTAATTCAAGAACAAGTTAACCTGGTTTTCATTCCAGACCTTGGTCTCTTCGCGCTTGGCGCGGCGCGGGACGCTGGCCATCTCGGTCCAGTTCTGGCCGATCATACCGAGCTTCTTAGCGTGGGAGAAAAAACCGTGCAGGACGGTGTGGGTGTATTTTATGGTCGGATTTTTGACGCCATTTTGCGCCATCCGGTCATAAAGCGCCTGAATGCGGGCGGCGTTTAACTCCATGAGAGGCATGCGGCCGATCTCCGGGATAATGTGCAGCCGGGCAATGCGCGTGTAGCTCTCGATCGTGGAGAGTCTGGACTGAGCTGCCTTGAGGCGCAGCCAACGCTCGAGCAGCTCGCTAACCGTGGTCTGGGCGGAGTCGTAAGTGAGCCCCTGCTGGCCCTGGCCGCGCAGGGTCTCGATCCATTTCAGGGCCTCGCGGCGCAGCCGGAACGTTTTGGAGAGGCGCCGGCCGTCAAGGGTGACGCGGGCGGTGTAGGAACCATTCTCCCGCTTATAAAGTTGACCTTCGCCGTGGGATCGTTTTGGCATTTTCTACCCCTAACAAATGTTCTATTGCATTGTACCATTTTCAGGGGTGATTAATTCTTTAGATTCTCTAAGGACGGCTGAATAGACAATTCGGTATTTTATTTGTTTGTTTTTCATGTAGAATAAAAAGGTCAAATCGATTTATGGGGAGTGAGTTATTTGATCGATATGGGGCCAGGCACATCAAAACTTTCATTTCAATCGCATTCATTCATTTTACTTAATCTACTGCTCTGAATAACCAAAGGGCTACCCCTTAATTCACCCCTGGCAAAACGCTGAGGAGGGTTGCAAAATAGAAAATAACTTCTATAATGCAATGGTGGGGAGGGTGTAATGCAAGTGACTTTTCCAAAATGGAGAAAGCAACCGCCTCAGCTTCTGGCGAATATTCGGTGATGGACCGTTCGCGCAGGGTCTTTTCGATCTCCAGATCGATGGTTTTGAGCAGCTCTACGAACTCAGGGGGAAGCGAGGAAAATGGGACCGGCTTGGGTTCTGGCCGGGCATAACCTAGTATATCCAAGAGGGTGTATTCACTAAGTTTTTCGCAAATTGCTACAGCTGTATTTCTGCTAACTGTAGTCCTTGTTCCATTAAGCAATTGGCTTAAATATCCTCTGCTTATGCCTATGTGCTCAGCGAATCTATCCAAAGAACTTCGTCCGTTGACCACCTGGAACTGAATGAACACACGTTCAAACCAGTTTGATAATTCGCCCTTATTCATATAAGAAATATAGCAATTTGTAATCATTTTGTCAAAACCACTTGACAAACCAGTTAAATGTTGCTAATATTGGTAGCACAGCTACAAAATAAAGCAGAGAGCTACCAATGAGCTTAACAATCCCGCAAATCACAAAAAAATACCTCGAAGGCAAAACCCAGGACGAATTCGCCGCTGAGCTGGGCATCGATGCCGAAAAGCAATCGGTGTCTCAGTGGGTGAACGGGAAACACGAGCCTGGGCTCATGACTCTTTTCCGGGTAATCGGATCGGACAAGGCTACCCACGCGGCAAGAGAATGGGCGCGGGAATGTATCAACGTGCTGCAGGCCCAGGCGGGGATCGAATTCGAACCCACCCTGGATGAAGAAATTGAGCGGCGTCGCTAGGGGAGGATCCATGCGCGAATATTTTTCATTGAAGAATTGGGAAAGTTGGTCACCGGTCATTGCAGCCATCATTATTGTGATCACTCTGAGTATCTGGGGATAGGTGATGGAGGGTGAAATGAAATACGGATATAGGGCAGAACAAGCTGCTGGAGATTTTATCTGGAAGGTTTTCTTGGTCATCGTGATTGTCGGTCTGGCCTGGGGCTTCGGTCTGATTTAAGCGTAGCACTTTTAGAACTATTTGTCAGAACTTCGAGGCAGAAATGAAAGATGATTACAGCAAGATCGACAAGTGGATCGGAATCGTCGCAGTCCTCATTGGATTGATGCTTCTCTTAATCATCGCGGTGGCACTATGGAAATAATGTTTATTGCAATTTCTCTGGCAATTTGCATTGCACTGGCAGCTGGCTATGCATTAGGGAAATTCCGAGAGTCGTACCGCAACGTGATCCAGAAGTTGCAGCAGGAAATAGACGACTTGAAGAAAGCAGCGAATACCAAGTCGCGCAATCCCTATCTCACCAACTGCGGGCTGGAGGACGCCTTCTCCGTGGCAGATGATGTGCGGCGGTCGATTGAATACGCTAACCTGCGCAGCAAGGTCATCCAGGATATTTTACGGAAGATCCACACGGATCCAAATGGATACGATGAGGACCGGCCGAATAGCAAACGCGAGGTGATCAAATGACGGAACTGCAGTTTCATCAAAGGGTGAACACGCCGAATGGTCCCGGGCTGGTCCAAGGGTTTGAGATAGACACAGAAAAGATCGTTGTCTCGCACGACCCGCATGATCCGGCAGTAGCGGAAGTGGTCAAGGAAGATTTTATTCGCGGGATCTGGGTGCTGCGGCGCTATTTGCCGGATCAGCTGGAGCCTTTGAAGTAAGTGCGAACTGGCATCCCTCCTATGCCAGGTAGGCCACCCCGCCGGCGATTTAGCGGTGAACCACTCGCCGGCGGGGAATGAACGAACAAACGCTTTCGAAGGAATACGCAAAATGGAACAACCCGTCCAAAAACCCGTTGAAACTCTTTTGAAGGTGATGGATATCGCCCGGCGGTTGTCGATCAGCCGGTCGGCGGCATACCGTTTGATGCGCGAGGATCTGCCGGTGGTGCGCCTTGGCAAAGATATCGTGCGGGTGCGCGAGAGCGATCTGGACCAGTTCATCGCCAGTCGGGTTGATCATCACTAACCCAACCCCTCCCTCGATCCCTCCCCATTCGGGGAATGGAGAGGGAAGAATGATCAGAACCTTATCAAACGAATAAAAATGCTGCGCTGTTCGCGAATATCGGACGGCGTTCCGGTGGGCCTCGATAATAGGCCTGCCTTTACGGCAGCGCGGCAGAAATTGATTGAATGGGCGGCGGCGTGGTGGGAACCGCGTTAACAGGGAAGGGCGACTCCCAGGAATAAGCACCTACTCGGCAAAAGGCAGACGGAAACCAAACCGTTGCGAAGTCCGAAAGCCTATCAGGTTCAAATCCTGACCGCTCATAATGCCCAACATTAAATGTTTTGAAATTCGGGTAATCAGCTTCGCTTACCGCAGGGCCCAAATTGCATCCCGACCGAAAGGCGGCGAGGACGGCGAGCCGGATAGAGTAACCGGCATTAATTTTACGAAAGGAGAACGTAATGAAGTTCATAAGCTGCAAATTCGAGACGGACACGCATGGTTTTTATCTCACTCCATTGATCGGCTATAGCCGCGTGGATGGAGAAAAGTCAATTTGGCTAGGGTGGTTTTTCTGGCTTTTCATCATAAAGATTTAGGACGTTACCAACAGCACCTTCACACGGAAACGCACGGCAGGCCAGGTGTCCCCCCCCCACCCGGTGGCGGTTCAACTCCGTCCGTTTCCCCTGCGCTGCTTAGCGCTTTTGTCTGGCATGGATCTCTGCCCTCCGGGGCATATCGAAGCCGCACCGTTTATGTACGCCGGCCAGCTGCTCTAACAGCTGGCCGGCAGGGTGGAACCTCGTGGGCGCCACCCCTCCATGATAGCACGATCGGAGGTGCGATGAAGAAACAGAATATTGACTATGAGGCTGAGCTGGAGGCTTTACCTCCTGGGCTCGATAAGTCGGTAGGGAAAGCGATCGCGAAATATTCCGACGTGCGGCCGATGAAACGCGGTGAGCTGATATCGACAATGGCGATGCTCGGGTACGTCATAAACGATGAAAAAGACGTGCGGGACGCTATCCACCGGCTGCGCAACATTGGTTTTTTGATCTGTGCTCGATCCGGCAAAAATGGCGGTTATTGGCTCGCCAAAACGATGGAGCAATATTTCAAATTCCGCCAAAAGGAATTTATTTCCAAGATCTCGGATATGTCCTCCACGGTGAAGGTCATGGACGCGGCCGCCCGGGCGAGATTCGGCGATGGCGTCCAGTTAGGACTGCCGATATGAGCGGCATTGATTTTTCCCCTTATTCGCCAGAAGTTAAATCAAGTTTTGGCCGCAAGCTGCTGTGTTTTCTTGGCTTTCACACATATTCGCGTAGCTGGATGCTGAGAGATCGCTACATGTTTCGCCAATGTAAAAAATGCGGGTACGCCCAGGTAAGGAAATAGGTGCCGATATGAGAATCACATTTACTTCTTTTCGGAATGCGATGGGTTTGTTATTGTGCATGATCGGGATCCATAAACACAGCCACCCCTGGAGGGGAACGCTGCGCTTTTCGTACCGCTCTTGTGACCGCTGCGGTGACATTGAGATCAGAAATTAGGGGGATGGGATGCTAAAACTTCCGATCCGAATTCTAATTCAAAGGCTGCATATTTTCACCGATGATAACGGCACCTACATGGTGGCTTATGACCCAGAAGATGCCAAAAAGGCTTGGTTGAAAAATATCGGGGCTGAATGGGATGAGAGCTTCGAACCGTTCAATCAAGTATTGAAGGATAGTGAGATCTTCCGAATTTACTCTTATCCAGAGGATTTCGATGATGCAAAGAAAACGCGCCCACCATTCTCGAAAATCCACAACGATAAAGATTTGCCATACATCACAGCGCCAGCCTGGTTGTGGTGTCTATGGCACGGTCGCTGTTTTTTGTGCTCAACAGAATTCTGATTGGAAGTAAACCATGACCGACCCAACTCTCACCGAGCAACTGGAACAAGAAGCCACCGAGACGGCCGCGGCGATGGCAGATGAGCAGCAGGCTGCGCTTATGATGATCGATTTAGAAGTCCAGAACTATGACCCTGCTGGCGAAATGACCGAGCCACCAGTGGATCCAACGGAAGAGACGCCGGCAGATCCACCGCCAGCCAAACTTTACTACAAGGCCAACCGTCACGACCGGCGCAGGCGAGCTGCGCTGGCTCGTAAACTCCGCAAGGAAAAGCACCCCTAATCTATGCCGCGTCCACTGGTCCCTCCACACTATATAAACGTCCCTGTTGGCATTGTCTACGACAAAGACATACCGCCGCAGGTGCTGGCCACCTATATTCAGATCCGCGGAACGGCCTGGGGGGAAGATGAGACGCCGGAAATTTCGGTCAAAAAGCTGATGGAGTTAACAGGTAAATCCAGATCAACTATCTACGGGCACCTGGGCATTCTGAGAGATTCGGGTTGGCTTCTGTTCAATTCGACTCACCATGCCGGCTTAACCGTTCGATTTATTTCGGATGTGGCCCGTGATGCACTTGACACACTGTCCAAGAATCTGGATTCGCTTAATGAGGATGGTTTAACAGATCTTACGTTAACCAAAATTATTAAACATCCTCCTGTTAATCAAAAGAATCGCGCTCAAAGTGTCCAAAAATCTGGACAGGTGTCCAGAAATCTGGACAGTAATAACGGCTGGCACGAGGTGATCGATGATGATCTGGCTGATCTATTGGACCGTGTAGGCGTTTACCGCGAGAAATTCAAAGCGGTGGCGGAGTCGGGATGGCTGCCAGAACAGATTCAAAAGCTGGCGGAGATCGTGTTGGATGAACGGGGCCCGGGCGAGGGCGGCGCGGTATTTATCTGGCGTCTGTTTAACCTGCCAAAGCCACCCACTGACCATGAGCGGCGGCGCAAATACATCGAGAGTAAATATGACGGCGTTATACAGCACTGATTTTGACTTGTGTCCAGAGGGTCGACGGCAATATTTGATCTGGTCTCAACTGGAGGATGATCACAACCCGGCGCGGATCCAGGCGAAGAAAAATTATTACCAGCATCGCCGGGAATGCGCGGCATGATCGCCTTTGCCTGGTTCGTGTGGGTGAGGGGGTATCAGGGCAGTCCGCAGGTGTATTGGATTTAGGTGCTTATGGCGAACATCGATGAGGACACCATCACCCAACAGGAAGCTTCCTGGCAGCGGCTGCAGGTTTTACTCACCATCAGCGAGATCGGCTGCATGATCGAGGCGCTGGAGGATGTGAGGAAAAAGGGATATGGATTAATCACTTTTGATGTTCGCAACCATCGGGTGTATGAGATAGCGGTCAAAACCACCAGCCGGCCTGAATGAGCAAAATGGATATAATGGAGAACGGGGATGGACAAATGGACCCACTTGATGAATATCTAAATCTACTTAAAGGTTCCGCGGATTTGATGGTTACTATCGCTCAGGGAATGCGGCGAGGGATGCTGTATCTTGTCGATGAAATATCAAAGCCCATTGTTGCTTTTATGAATGAATACAACAAAGCTGTTTTGGAATTAGACTATCAAAAGTCCCTAAAGGAAAGGCGGCGAGCTCGTTATCTACGTATGACCACCGGAAAACATAATCAACGGGCAAGAAAATCAGGCAATAGAAAACGTTATCAATAGAATAAATATTCAATTTCCTTATTGTAATTAATACGCTAACATCGTATAATTGAACTAGCTCACGAGGCATAGAACCCGGGGCTGCGTATTCCTTATTTCGGTAAGGAATATTCAGCAACCGGGTTTTTCGTTTTTAACCTGCGGAGGTTTTCCATGAAAAAGATTGCTTTCACTTTGGTCATTACTCTGGCGCTGCTCTTGATCCTGGTTGTGCCGGTTTTGACGCCTGTAAAAGAGCTGACGCCGGAAATGTTGGGCGCCATCGCTGGTATGGTGCTCAGCGTCGCGTTCTCGCATATTCCTAAACTAAACGTACAGTTTGCCGCGCTATCCCCCGAATGGAAACGGCTAATCATGGTAGGGGTGCTGCTGTTTGCATCGGGAGTGATCTACGGATTAAACTGCGGCGGGATTATCAGCACAGGGGTGACGTGCGATCGAGCCGGCATAATTCAGCTGGCCTCGATCTTTATTTTCGCTGTGATCACCAACCAATCCGCTTACGGCCTTACACCTCTTCCTGCGGCAGTAAAAGTGGCTGCGGCTGAGTCAAAAGCAACGTCGGAAGCGTCAGCACAAGTAAAAGTGTTAGAGAAAGCGCTCGACGAGCACGATGCCCAGTCATTCGGCTAACCCTATGCCTGATGCCATCTTGATTGCTCTCATTACCGTCGGCGGCGGCCTGGCAGGGGCTTATTTTACGAGATTTCTCGATCGTAAAAAGTCCAGGCATGAAACAAAAAAGGTCATTGCTGAGACTGCCAATATCGAAGCTGATACCGCCAATGTTTTGGTGGAGGCAGCGAAAAAAGCTATCGATCTTATTGTGCCAAATTTGGCAAAACGCATCGAGGATCTCGAGCAAGAAACAAAAGATCAGGGCTGCACGATTCGACGGTATGGCAACCGAGTCATTTATTTGATGCGCGGGATCGAGCAGCTGGTGTCACAAATCACCGGGCTCGGACATAAGCCGGATTGGACACCCGAGCCGTGGGATCCGGACAAGGAGACCTAATGCTAAACGGCAAAGGAATATATCTCTGGCAGGTTGGCAAAACCGAAGGGGGAAACGTTGATGCGATCGTCAAAATGGCGGTCGGAATGTGTTTTTCTCACGTATTGGTGAAAATCGCCGATGGGGCCTATCCCTATAATGCCGCTTTGCTGCCTCAGCTGGTCGATGGTTTGAAATCAGCCGGAATCCAGGTATGGGGTTGGCAGTACGTTTATGGAAACAACCCAACCGGCGAGGCGATGATCGCCAGTTCGATCATCCAGGGTATGGATCTGGATGGATTCGTGGTCAATGCCGAGGTGGAATATAAACGGGCAGGCAGCGCGTTTAAAGCCAAAACCTACATGCAAACTTTGCGGGCAGGCGTTGGCGGTAATTTACCGATCGCGCTGAGCACCTATCGCTGGCCAACCTATCACCCTGAATTTCCGTTCGATGCTTTCCTGGAATACTGCGATTTGGCCATGCCCCAGGTGTACTGGATGCAGGCGCATAATCCGACCTTTCAGCTGCAGCGAACAATCAAAGAATATGCGGTCTTGAAGGTCCAGCGCCAGGTATTCCCCACGGGAGCATGTTTCCTGCAAAGCGGATGGAAACCTACTGCCAGTGAGGTGGCTGCTTTTATTCAGGCGGCAAAAGATGCTGGCCTGCAGGGTGTCAACTTTTGGGAGTGGGCGAATGCCCGCACTTATGTGGCCGATGGATGGGAGGTGATCCGCTCTACCAGCTGGGCTACAACCCCAGCACCCCAACCAGAACCAGAACCATTACCTGAGCCTGTGAGTGGGATGCGCATGAAGGTATTGGTGGATGGGCTGAATGTACGCTCAGCGCCATCATTGAGTGCGCCAATCACCGGCCGCCTTGTGTTGGGCGATATTATGCGCGTAGCCAACATAGCAGGCCAAGATGTATGGGCGGAGTTCCCAAATGGAACCTTCGCCGCTGTGTACGTCGGTGGACGGCGCTACATGGAGGTGATCGAGTAATGCCGAATGCTGCGCTGCGGCCTTGTATTTACCCTGGATGCGACCGCCTGGTCAAGAGCGGGCGGTGTGATTTACACCAGGGAGAGGATCAGCGCTCACCTGAGAGGCAGAGGTTATACGATCGCAAGTGGCAGCGGACGCGTCGGATTCACCTGGCTAGTCATCCGTGGTGCGCTGAATGCATGCGCGGCGGGGCATTTGTGCCAGCCACAGACGTGCATCACCTGGTGCCGCACCGGGGTGATCGTCAAATATTTATTACGTCGGCGCTCGAGTCGCTGTGTCATTCGTGCCACTCCAAAGCTACAAAGATCGAGCAGCAAGGGGAGGGGGCATGAAAAAGTTTTCAACCTCGGGGATGTCGAG